TAATCTGTGAAACTTTTAACTTGTGGTACACCGTACCAATGAATACATATAAAATCTGGAAAAGGCGATCTTGTATATGGCGTTACTTTATGTGTATCATAAAGTTGCAATAAAAAGTTATCAAGCCATATTGCTGGATTAAGTGTTACGTTATTAATTACTGATGGATTATTACTTATATTAATAGTGCGTTGTCCAGAAATAGTTGGTTGTGGCATTGAATTAATATTTTTTCCAGTACCTGCAGCGTCACTAGGTAGATTAGTTGTACTGCCATACATTACTGGGCTTCCAAGTAACGGAGGAGTTGTATAGGTTGATACCATTGTAGATAAAACAGTTGGCCAATATTTTAAAGCAATACCAACTGTCATATTTGCCTGAGCTCCAGGATTTACACCATCTGGTTCGTTATATGTTAATAAAATATTATCAGTATTTGAATATGGTAAATTTTTAATTTTTCCTAAAAGACTTGTAATCTCAGTAATTGTAAAAGTATCAGTTAAACTCCATATCATTGGTGTAAATTTGATACCAGATGGTACTGGTAGCATTGATTGAGTAGGTCCCCATGTATAATACCATCCTGTATTTAAATTGTTTACTTTTAATCCACCAACTGGATCGCTATTACCAACAACAAATCCTTTCTTTTTAAAATTTAAGCTGCCTTGGCTGCCTCCCTGGCTGCCTCCTTGACTGCCTCCCTGGCTGCCGCCCTGGCTGCCTCCCTGGCTGCCGCCTTGGCTGCCTCCTTGGCTGCCTCCCTGGCTGCCTCCTTGACTGCCTCCCTGGCTGATTCCTTGGCTGCCTCCTTGGCTGCCTCCTTGGCTGCCTTGCGTATTTTGATATGATATATATGTAAGGGAGGATTGTGCTTGTGATATTACAGATCCAGCAGGTTGTGTTCCAAATAATATTGATGCTAACCCAGTTGAACCAGCAGAATATCCTGGTAAAAAGTTTTGGGCTTGTGAACTAGAAGCACTCGCTTGGGCTTGGGCTTGGGCTTGTGAACTAGAAGCACTAGAGCCAAATGAACCAGTATATACATATGATATTACACTATTCAAATCTTGTTTTGGACTTGAATTATATACAGCTAAAGGTATTTGATCTCTTTTTAAAAGAGCAGTATTAATTTGACTAAAAAAGTTTCCCATATTATACTATAAATACATAATAATCTAATTATTTGTTCCTCTGAAATTTATATCAATTGTATCTTGTGTCGGATCATAAATAATTATACCATAATATGGTAAGTTATCTGGATAACTAACTGTTATTTGAACAGTACTTGTGACATTAATTGAAGATATTATATATATTAATGGATTCGGATTTGCTGCTCTATATATTGTTATACTAGAACCAACTAATAAAGGAACTGGCATTATTACTGCTGAGTTTTCTTTAATGTAAGAATCTTCGAAAATAGTATTTGTTATATAATATACTGATTTTGTTCTATATCCTCCACCAGCAACTGGACCTGCCGCTGGGCCAGCAGAAGGAGCTGCGCCGCCAAGAGAAGCTGCGCCGCCAAGAGAAGCTGCGCCGCCAGAAGCTGCGCCAAGAGGAGCTGCGCCGCCAAGAGAAGCTGCGCCGCCAAGAGAAGCTGCGCCGCCACCAGGAGCTGCGCCGCCAAGAGGAGCTGATGAGCTAGCTGACCCGTAAAGTGATGATACTTGATTTAAAGATCCACTTCCTTGAGCTTGTATTAATTTTTTAGAAAAATTATCACAATTAATTAATTCACGATTATTTAATTCAATATTATTAATATTTATTTTTATAAGTTCGCTACCATTATAAACATAATTCTCATTCTTTTTATTTACAATTGATAAATAATAGTTAGATACTGTTTTATGAATATTTAGATTTGTTATCTCGGGATCTTTTATATATATTGAATAAGAATCTTTACTAATTAAAATAGTATTGAAATTATTATCTAAAATTACATCAACTGGTTTAATTGCAATATTAGAAGGTCTTCTTTTTTGCGGAGTAGGAATTGCACTGATGCTAGCTCCGCTGGCTCTATTACCTGAACTTATTAATTTAGAACCTGACATTGCGCTAGAAGAAGCCGCGTTCGCTGCGTTCACTGCGCTCACTGCGCTAGAAGAACCCGCGTTCGCTGCGCTAGAAGAAGCTGCGTTCACTGCGCTAGAAGAAGCTGCGTTCACTGCGCTAGAAGACGCTGCGCTAAGAGAAGCCGGTTTTTTCCAAATAATAACTCCTACGACAATCAATATTACAACTAATAGAAACACAAGGGTATATAATAACATCATTATACTAAATGGATAAATTATAAAATTTGAATTTTGATATAAAAACTAAATATATGCAAAATATAAATGTTGACTACTACAAATCCTCCAAAAATAAGCAAAGGTTTTAGCAGTAGTAATAGAAAGAAGATTTATACTATCAGTAACCGTAGTAATAACCTTTTTAATGTCCGGATTAAAGATAAAAGAGATAATGAACTTACAACAGTTCTCTCTTTTTCTAAACATGCAGATGCTATAAAAATTGCAAGTATGCTAAAAATACATTATTTGTATACGAAAGAATGGCCTGATAATTTAATTGATATGGATTCTAATCTAAATATATTTTCAGATTATATTAATAGTCAAAATTCTTTAAAACATTTAACAATTGATACATGGGTGTTTAATGAATTCAATGAATATTGTGTAAATAATTTAGTTGATTATTTGCATATTACTAAATTCATAAAAAATAGAGATAATAATTATAGTATCCGTGGTCAATTAATAAAAATTGTTGATACAAATATTGCATGTGCGCAAATACTTAATAATATTTACAATAAATCTTGATTTTATTCAAGATCAACTATTAATCCATTTTCAATTAAACGAGAACAATAAAGACAAGCTTCATCATGTCCGCACATAATTACTACTGATCTATTATTTTTATTAGCAATTTCTACTATTTCATTTGCTTTATCTAATGATATTTTTGGAATACATGAAGATATTAAGTATTTAACAGTATCTATATTTTTATAAGGAGCACCTCTTAGGATAACAGATTTGTAATCAGATGGAGAGGGAGAAGGTGATGAAGATTTAGACATTCTTATAGAAATTGATTTAGATTTTGGTTTTGGAATATCTATAGGGTTAGTGGTTTTACCACTAAGATTTATATTCATATTATTAAATTGTAGGATAATAAATTAAGAGGAATGGACTATAATAAAGATTTTGATTATACTGCTGTAATTTCAAAAGCTGATATATCAGAACAAAGTAAAAAAGTTTACTTAGACCGTGTGAAAACTCTTACAACTAAACTGAAAAAACCATTATATTGGATTCTAAAAAACCCGAAGCAATCAATTGAATTTATATTTAAGATATCGGAATCTGAAAATACTCGTAAGAGCTATATTTCTGCAATTTTAGCAATTTATAAACACAATAGTGCTCTTAAAAATGCATCTGGATTTTATGAGCCTCATAAAATATGGGTAGACAAGTTTAATATATTAGAAGAAAGCATTCAAGAAAGATATAAAGAAAATAAACCATCTGAAAAACAATTAGAAGGTTACGTCCCTTATGAAGAAATAGTTAAGAAAAGAGATGAATTATCGAATACTGATAGTAATAAATTATTATTAGGAATGTATACATATATAAAACCATTACGTGCTGATTTTAATGCGGTAGCATTAGCAGTACCAGCAGACCAGAAAGACCTGAAAGACCAGAAAGACCTGAAAGACCTGAAAGACCTGAAAGACCTGAAAGACCTGAAAGACCAGAAAGACCAGAAAGACCTGAAAGACCTGAAAGACCTGAAAGACCAGAAAGACCTGAAAGACCTGAAAGACCTGAAAGACCTGAAAGACCAGAAAGACCTGAAAGACCTGAAAGACCTGAATTACATTGATATTTCTAATAAAAAATTAGTTTTACAAGAATACAAAACAAAAAAGAACTATAATAAATTAGAAATAAAGTTACCAGATGAACTTTTAAAACTTATTAATGATTCATTAAAAGAGTCTCCTAGAGATTTTTTATTTGTAGATAGAACAGGTAAACCATATAGTGCTAATAGTTTCATAAAATGGGCTAATCGTCGGTTTCTAGGTTTATTCAAGAAACCATTAACAATTACATTAATACGACATAGCTACATTTCATCGCTTGATCAAAATAAATTAAGTACAAAAGAAAAAGAAAAAATAGCATTAGAAATGGGACATACGAAAAATCTTCAAGATTTATATAGATTTATCTAGCTTATTTATTTCGAGTATTTAAAAACTATAAAAATTTAATTACTTAGATAAAGTATGCAAAAAATATGGAAATGTTTAACTAAACAAATATGCTTTGTAGACAAAGAAGCATATGATAAACGGAAAGATTCTATTCATACAAGATTAGATAATTTACAAAGTTTTATAAAATCTGAAAAAGACGAGAATTTATATTGCATCGTTCCTTATTTTAATTATGTGAAATCTGAGAATAGAAAGAGACTATTTATTGAATTTATTAATAGATATAAAAATATAGATAATTTAAAAATAATTGTAATAGAAGCCGTATTTGAAGAGGATTTCTTTGATTTACCATCAGACATGGAAGGTATTTATAAATACCTGTCAATTACTACACCAGATATTATATGGATAAAAGAAAATCTAATAAATATTGCAATAAATAATCTTAGTCTCAAAGTTGATTGGAACTATTTAGTATGGATAGATGCTGATATTCAATTTTTAAATACTAATTGGATTCAAGAAAGTATTGATAGATTACAAGAGTCGCATATAATTCAATTATTTCAACATGCTATTAATCTTGGTCCAAATGGTGAAACATTTAGAATAGATGAAGGATTTGTCTATTGTTATAAAGAAAGTGGTATAGAATATGATTCTAATGAATATTACAGCTATACATGTTGGCATCCTGGATATGCATGGGGTATGAATAGAGATTTTTATGAAAAGGCAAAAGAATATAATTTATCTCCATTAATTGATTATTGTATAGTTGGATCAAATGATCATCATATGGCACTCTCCTTCATTCAAAAATCTAATAAAAGTTATCCATCAGATATATCAGAAGACTATAAAGATCGGATATCTGAATATGAAAATTTCTGTAAGATTATAGAATTAAATCTAGATTATATAAATGGGACTATTGTTCATTTCTGGCATGGTTCTTTAAAAGATAGAAAATATAATGAAAGATGGTATATGTTACTAGATAACAATTTTAGAACTTACAATGATATATCATATGATACAAAAGGTCTTTTACAATATACATTAAAAGGCAAAAGATTCAATAAAATTTTAATGAACTATTTTTATGCTCGCAAAGAAGATTCTCTATCTATTACTTAGATGCAATACATCTTAAGCTATGTAAGCTTAGTAATAAATACATCTTTTACAATGTTGAGTTATCTCTTAAACATTAAAGATGCTGATATATATAATAATATTGCACATAATATTGAATTTTTTAATACAATTAACATACATCATGTAGTCTCAAACAAATTTTTATCTGATGAAAGTAAAAGTCTAAATGTTAGTAAACTAGAATCTGGAAGACATTTGTTAAGTACTGAATTGATATCTCAGCAGAATTCTGGTTATAAACAAGTAAATACATTACTTAAATATATTATATCTCCAGTTGTTCCTTGTATTCTATTTCATTCTATTACATTTCAAATAGCAAATAAAGGTAATTTTGCATTTTTAAAAGATAAATTAGTAGGGCTTTTTGGATTTCCTGCTTTTGAATTAGTAGTATGTTTTGCAATTTTAAGTCAATTAATTCAAGCTGCAAGTATTCTATATGAGAATTATTTATATACTGGATCTTATAATGCATATACAGCTACATTTATTATTTTAACTATATTGCCATTCATAATAATCATTTCGTGCTTCTGGTTCGTTTTTAAATATATCTGGCCATGGAAATATAAAAACAATGAATTGCATTATACCAAGAATATTTTTCCAGATGTGAGAACAGC